ACGGTCGCTACCGGTGTTGTTGGCACTCCCCCCATGTCTTTACAGGTCTTATATAAGACATAAGAGTACTCTTGTATAAGACTACTCAGTTATAAGAGTGATTGCACAGTCGGGAAAGTGTGTGGCGCTCATGTACCCTTTAGCCGACAAAATATAGTCTAGGTCGTACTGTAAAAAACAGAGAGGGGGTGTGGTATAAATGACACAGTCCTGGCCCGGGTGTGGTAGGAATGATACACATGCCCTCAGAGGCTCTCAGAGCGCGTCTAATCGATTTTAGCGGTTTTGGGTACATTGGTATTGCCGACATGCCGATCGTCAAATTCCTTATAAATCAATAACTTACATCGTCACACAATCGCCACAAATTGCCACACAATCGCCACAATTTAAGCTCGACTTTGCCACAGTTACTTATTAATATATAAGTGTCGGTAGCGTAACGACATAACCAATATAAGGAATAGCATTATGGAAAAGCAGATAACACTAAAAAAGAAAACCGAAGAAAAAGATTCTATCGAGTGGCGGTTCGTGTGGTCTAAAAAACTAGCGGATGATTGCCAAGAAAAGCATTTAATTACTATTGACGAATCAACCACAGAGTCGCATTTGGAGGTTTGGGTCGAAGATGCTCAATCTGATGAACTTATCGACCATGGAACCGTAGCCGTCAATACTCGCGGGAAGGTAAGACATTTATATTGGTTAATGGAGTCAGTATCTGATTGCTTACAAGAAATGGGATTCAAGGCTAACTGATGATGGCTTGATTAGCCGAAACCGTCCATGTTAGTATCGGGCGGTATTAGTCAAAAACACTAACGAAAGGGAAGCAAATGATTGACCGATCAGATTGGATTAGATACCACGCAACGAATGTGGAATATGCGCTTGATGTATCAGTATCACCTAGTGCAGATTTAGACGGCACGGTTTACATGGCATATTGTCACGATGAAGACGAATATATAAAGATAGACGCTTACGCTTTTGAATGGGAGTTAGCACAATGATACGATTATCTAAAGCCTCAAAAATGCCGTGTCGGTCGTGGTCTTTGGAAGCATTAACAACATGTCCGGCTTCAAAAAAATCTAATGGCGAATTAGTTGACGCTTGCAAAGGCTGCTACGCAACAACAGGCAATTACAGGTTTCCGAATGTCAAAGCACCACGCATAGAGAATCAAAAGGATTGGAAGCGTTCGGAGTGGGTGGCGGATATGGTGCAACAATTAGATAATGATCGCTATTTTAGATGGTTTGATTCCGGTGATATGTATTCCCTACGTTTAGCCGTTAAGATCTATGAAGTAATGAAGCTCACGCCGTGGGTTAAACATTGGATACCAACACGCATGCATAAGTTCGCTAAGTTCAAGACGATCATTGAGCACATGAAGGCATTGCCAAACGTATCAGTTAGATTGTCAAGCGATAGCGTCACGGGCGAATATGAAGCGCACCACGGGAGTACAATCATTCCCGAAGGTAACACCATTCCCGAAGGCGTATCGGCTTGTCATGCTTACGAGAATAACGGGAAGTGTGGGACTTGTCGCAAGTGCTGGGATAAATCTATTCCGGTAATTGGATACATTGCGCACGGTAAGAAAATGCAGAAAGTCATTAACATAGCGAAAGGGTAAACAATGAGACATATCGAAGATTTAGAATTTGAGTTGAGCGCGTGTTTAGATCGTGCTAGAAAAATTAAAGATGTAGCACTTGAAAATGGTTTATTGTTTTCACTACTCACACTAAACGAACTAGAAAAGACATTGAAAGAAGGGGGCGAAAATGAGTAGTACTTGCGACTTATGCGGGGAACTCGAAGACGAACGAGCACTACACATCTACCGTAACGGGTGGCTGTGTAGATCGTGCGAGGGTTACTGGACTGACGAAGAGTTAAATCAAAAGGGTTTTATTAACGACGATGAAAGGGGAGCAAATGAAAAATCAGATTGTTAGTCTATACGATTTCACGGGTGTAACTGTCGAACCATGGGCGCGCGCAGGGTATGAGTGTTTCTGCTATGACATACAACACACTGAAGAGGGCGAAACAGTCCACTACGATGGCGGGGGAAGCATCACCAAAGCTAAGATGGATCTGCAGGAAACCATGTTTTTTAATAAGGACGATAAGGGCTTCGAGTTCTACCCGTTTATATTTAAATTGTTGAAACGTCACAGTTACAAAACACACATGGTGTTAGCGTTTCCCGTGTGTACTGATCTAGCGGTCTCGGGTGCGCCACACTTTAAGTTCAAAGCAGAAAAGAATCCTAATTTTCAGATAGAAGCCACTAATCATGCGAAAGCGTGCGCTATGCTTGCGTCATTGTTGGAGGTTCCCTTCATGGTAGAGAATCCTGTTAGCCGGTTAGCTACGTTATGGAGAAAGCCGGACTATTGTTTTCAGCCTTTCGAGTATGGTCAATACATACCGGAGTCGGAGGCAGATCACCCACTGTATCCTAACTACATCGCGCCTCGTGATGCGTACTCGAAAAAAACGTGTCTGTGGACTGGCGGAGGTTTCAAGATGCCTAAGAAAAAGCCGGTGGACTGTGAGTCATTCGGAAGCAGTAGACAGCACCGGAAGTTAGGTGGTAAGTCTATGCGCACCAAGAACATACGAAGCGCTACGCCAAGAGGATTTGCGAGGGCGGTATACGAGGCTAACAAAGCGGAGGTAGCATCATGAAAGGGATGATTTTTCTGTTGTCATTGTTAGCACTGGCACACATGGGGATTATGTTTTGGATGTGGTCCCATGCTATCTGACGAACAACGCCAAAAGAGGCGTGAACAGTTGATGAAGAAACATCGTAAAGCGCGGGGAGGTTTTGTTTACAATAATCAAGGACGGTTGCGTACCTTGTATGATTTGTATAGGATTGATCCTGCACTAGATTTATTTTTATTCAAACCAAAGAAAGGAAAGTTAAAATGAGTTTACTTACACGAATGCCAAAGCATGGTGATTGTTTCGACCGAGGATCAGCAGACGCATACTACGGGAGACCGTACAGCCCACACTGGTATCCAAATGGTACGGGTAAAGGTATTAGGATTGAAGAAGCTGACATGACCCCCGAAGAGATAGCAGAATACACCGAGGGTTATGAGAATGAAACCGAGAGAAAGGACTGGGGCTAATGATTAAATCATGCGAGGAGGGTAAACAATGAGTAACGAATACAACGATTCAAGGCTCGATCAAATTACTGACGATGTGCTGTCCATGAGTCACGAGGAAGTATGTCAGTATCTCGGACAGTATAGGAGCCTCAATCAAGACGATGCTTACGATAGGCTGATTGTTCTGCGGTACGAGGACGATCAATACTGGGCGAACGAATGAGGTGCGAGAGTTGCGACGGGTTGCTGTCGGATTATGAAGCGACCCGTAAAAATTTACGTTTAGAATTCGTCAGTTTATGTAACGATTGTTTGTCGAGTAGTGATCTTGACGATGTGTTCATGCTCGATAGACCCGATTTAAAGCACGCTGACGACGATCTAACGTATACCGAAGGGGTAACCTACCCTGATGACATTACAACGAAGCCTGGAGGCTCTGATGAACTCTGAGAGGGATATACAAACTGTTTACGAAGTGTTCCGAGACGGTAAGCCTAAGTATCAATTGTTTTGGACAAACCACACCAAGCGTTTCCTGATTGATGGTAAGATTGTTAGCGAGAAGACTTGGACTAATCAACTGAAAAAGGACAAAACATGAGTCAAGAAGAATACGAAGCATCTGCGGAAGAAGCCCATTACTTTTCAGTCCTTTCTGAAATGGTGGATCTGATGTTAGAACATGGTACTGAAAGAGTCTTATCAGACCTATTGGAATTAACTGTACAGTCGGAAACTATTAAGTCTATGGTTAATTAATATTAATATTTAACTAGAATGACTAATAGGTTTAAAAGTTACTAATAGTTACTATATAGTATATATAGAAGGAGATTGAATTATGGGTGTCCAAATATTAACGCATCAACCATGTCCTGATTGTGGATCGTCAGACGCTTTGACGATTTATGATTGGGGTACTAAGTGTTTTAGTTGCGATAAGTCTGTATTTGATTCAGATAACGCAGGGATAACTAGATTAAAAGCAGTAAGCAAAGGTTTCCGTTATGTTCCAGGAGTTACTCGGAGCATTGTTGATCGCAATATAAGTAAGAGCACTTGCGAATTCTTTGGTCTTGTCGAATCAAACGGTCACTATCATTTTCCATATTGTGATGATGATGGTAACCTTGTCGCATATAAAAAACGTAGCACTGCCAAGAAACAATTTCACACTGACGGTAATTGGCAAGCAGGTAAGTTGTTCGGACAACACTTGTTTCCATCCGGTCAGTCCATTTTAACGCTGACAGAGGGCGAATTTGATGCGCTAAGTGCATGGCAAATGATGGGCGGTACAGCTAAGTATGCCGTGTGTAGTGTACGTAATGGTGCAGGATCGGCAGTAGCAGATTGTAAGAATAACTACGAATACATTGACTCTTTCGAGAACATTCACATTTGTTTTGACTCAGACCCGCAAGGACAGGAAGCAGCTAAACAGGTAGCAGAATTGTTTGGATCGAAGGCTAAGATATTTAAGTCTGACCCAGATCATAAAGATGCCAGCGATTACCTACAGAACAACAGAGGCGAACGATTCCTGGAGCGCTGGTGGCAATGTCAGAGGTATGTTCCTGACGGTATTGTGGATGGTAGCACTTTATGGGATATAGTGAGGAAGCCAATGGAAGACAGCCTGATCAACTATCCGTACAAGGGACTGAATGATTTGACCTACGGGATTAGACCAAATGAGATGGTGATCGTAGCTGCCGGATCAGGTCTCGGTAAGTCTCAGTTCATGCGGGAGTTCGTTTATCACATCCTGAACAACAGTAAAGACAACATAGGACTATTGTTCTTGGAGGAGACGGTGCGTACCACTGCTCGATCAATGATGTCACTACACGCCAACAAACTACTACACCTACCCACCACCAAAGTATCGGACGAAGAACTGCGGGAGTCTTTCGAGGCTACGTTAGGCACTGGTCGATTGTTTCTACTTGATAGCAACGGTGAGCTAGACAAGGACAAGATAGTTCAGCGAGTTAGGTATATGGCTAAAGCTCTTGACTGTAAGTACATTTTCCTGGATCACATATCTATCATAGTTGCAGGTGCAGAGAGAGGGTCAGAGCGAGAGGCACTGGAAGAAATCATGCGGGAGTTGCGTATCTTGGTAAAAGAAACTGGGATATGTTTGTTCGGTGTTTCGCACCTGAAGAGACCTGACGGTAAAGGTCACGAGGAAGGGGCGGTAACTAGTCTAGCGCATCTTAAAGGGTCATCGGCTCAGGGTAACGTAGCGGATATTGTCATAGGTCTTGAGCGTAACGGTCAGCATAATGACGAAGAAGAAAGACACACTACCCGCGTTCGTGTCCTGAAGAATAGATTCAGTGGTCTTACGGGTCCCGCCTGTCGGTTGTTGTACAATAAACAAACTGGTAGGATGACTGAAAAACATGACGAGGACGCTCTATGAAAAGACTAGCGATTGACATTGAGACTGACGGTTTAGATGCCACCGAGATATGGTGCGCGGTCACTAAGGATATAGACTCAGGGGAGGTTAAGGTATGGAAAGCAGCAAACGGCTTACGCCAGTACATCGACTCGCAAGACCTATTGATTGGTCACAACATAATCAGCTTCGACTTACCTGTATTGAAGAAGCTATGGAATTTGAATACGGACTCGAACCCGTTAAAAGATACGTTGATAATGTCAAGGTTACTAAACCCCGTCCTAGAAAAAGGACACTCTCTCGATTCATGGGGCGTGAGGCTAGGGCTAAAAAAAGGGGACTTCAGTGACTTCGATGGTGGATTGTCTGAAGACATGGTTGACTACTGCATACAAGACGTTGAGATTACTCATGCACTATTTACGCATCTTGATTCTAGTTTACTGGACTGGGGTCAGTCAGTTGATCTTGAGCATGAGGTCGCTATGGTCGTTAAAAAGCAGGAAGAAAACGGATTCAAACTAGATGTACCGAAGTGTATGTTGATGCTTGCTAACTGGCAGCAAAGCCTTATGGATATTGAAGAAGAACTGCAGCAGGTCTTTCAACCGATTACGACTGAGCGATACAGCGACAAGACAGGTAAGCGATTGAAGGATAAAGTAGAAGTATTTAATCCAGGTTCCCGCAAGCAAATAGCGGAAAGATTAATGAGTCTGGGATGGAAACCTAGAAAACATACAGAGAAAGGATCAGTCATTGTCGATGAGAAAGTATTACAAACTGTTAAAATCCCTCAAGCTAAACCTATTCTACGATATCTACTACTTCAGAAAAGGGTGGCTCAAGTTAAGTCGTGGGTTGAAAATGTATCTGAAAGGGGACGGGTACACTGTAAGGTCAGAACCAACGGAGCGATCACGGGAAGAATGACGCACAGTAAACCTAACCTAGCTCAAGTCCCGCGTGTCGGTAGCGAGTATGGTGAGGAGTGTAGATCAGTATGGACAGTAGAGGACGGTAATGTACTACTCGGTGCTGATGCTAGTGGACTAGAACTCAGGATGCTTGCACACTATATGGACGATAGGAACTACACGAAAGAGATACTCGAAGGTGATATCCATACAGCTAACATGCAAGCTGCCGGACTGACTGACAGAGATCAAGCCAAGACATTTATCTATGCGTTTCTGTATGGTGCAGGTCCTGCTAAGATCGGTCAGATTGTAGGTGGTGGTGAGCGAGAAGGCAGACGATTGATCGATAGCTTCTTAAAGAACACGCCAGCCTTGCAGAAACTCAAGGACAAGGTTAGCCGGTTAGCTGAGAAGGAATGGTTGCCTGGACTGGATGGTCGTAGATTGATTGTTCGGTCACAACACGCTGCTCTGAATACATTACTGCAGGGTGCAGGTGCAATAGTTATGAAACAAGCGTTAATTATCTTGAACAGAAAATTAATTAATGGTAATATGGATGCTCGGTTTGTTGCCAATGTGCATGATGAATGGCAGATTGAAACTACCGAACAAGATGCAGACACGGTTGGACACTTTGCAGTACAATCCATCCGTCAAGCAGGGATCCGTCTAAACTTACGTTGCCCTTTAGACGGGGAATTCAAAGTAGGACTAAATTGGGCAGCGACACATTAACTAAAGGAATTTAAATGAAACCAGTAAAAGTAAAAGGTCAAATATTTTGGTCACGTCACAACGAGTCTTATGATGATGGACGGTATGGTGTAGACATTGGGAAACTGTCAGCTAAAGCAGTCGAGAAGTTGCAGGAAGAAGCTATGCTCGATGTCAAGCACAAAGAGACTCAGGATTTTCATGTCACCTGTAAGAGTAACTATCCTATCAAGATGGTTGACTCCGAAGGTAATGAGATTACAGGTAAGATCGGTAATGGATCTGATTGTATTGCCATCATTGATCCTTATACCTACAACTACAAAGGTAAGAAGGGCGTGTCAGCAGGGATTAGGGGTGAGGTTGTTGTCACAAACCTAATCGAGTTTACTGGAGCAGGTGCAGCGTCTGCTGATCTGGAAGCACTAGAAGCAGTATAATGGGTAGACCGTCTCTCAATAATGCAACTGCACTGATAGACGGTGATATCCTAGTGTACCGAATTGGTTTTGCTAGTGACGATGATGATGAGAAGTTTGCTATTAGTCGGATGGGTAACTATGTTACTAATCTTTTACGCTTCGATTACGTAGATGACTTCTCTGGTTACGTCACCGGCAGGACCAACTTCCGGTACAAGATAGCTAACGAGAAAGAGTACAAGGGGAATCGTAGTGGCGCTAGAAAGCCTAACCATTACGAAGCCCTGCGTCAGTACCTCATTGAACGATGGGGATTCGAGTTAAGCGAAGGGGAAGAAGCGGATGATGCAATTGGTATTGCTGCCTACACTATGAAGGCAGGAGCCTTTTGCATCATGTCGTTAGATAAAGACCTTGATATGTTGCGGGGATGGCACTACAACTTTGTCAAGGACAATCTTTATTACATTACTGAGAAGGAAGCCATCAAACATTTTTATCTTCAGATACTAACCGGTGATCGAGTGGACAACATTCCTGGACTGCAGGGCATAGGTCCCGTTAAAGCTGGGAAGATACTGAAGGACTGTAAAAACGAGAGACAATTATTCGCTGCGGTTTTAGAAGCGTATGAGGATAACCTTGAGTTACTAACTGAAAGAGCACAATTACTATGGATACGAAGAAAAGCTGGAGAGATTTGGATACCGAAGATTTCCCAGAGATAGCGTATATTGAATGGCTGGATGCTGTGTCAGAATCTGGATGGGAAACCATTGAGAAAGCTGAAGCACATCCGGTATTGAGTATAGGTTTCGTAGTAGCGGAAGACGATGACGCTATATGTATTGCTGCTGCTATATCCTACGATCAGTCTAACTCAAGAATGCAAATACCTAAAGGCATGATTACTAAAGTGAAGCGGGTTAGATTGAACAAGTTCTTAGACATAAGGAGAAAACAATCAAAACCCAAAGCGCAAAAGCCAAAGGAAGAAAACTCCAGCAATGGTTTAGAGACAGAATTTTGGACAGGTTCGACTTTTCCAGGTCCGATGTAAGATCAACCAGTATGGGAGCGGGTGGGGAAGACATACTGTTTTCTCAGGAAGCAGGAGATACATTAGGCATATCAGTAGAGTGTAAGTCAAGAAGTTCTCTCGCTGTGTATGCTTTTTATTCCCAAGCTGCCGACAACTGCCCAGAAGATAGAGAGCCTGTTGTTATTGTTAAACAGAACCACTCTAAACCACTGGCTGTTATCGATGCAGAATACTTCATACGACTGCTAAAGGAGAAGCATGAGACACTTAGTCATTCCTGATACGCAATGCAAACCTGGCTATCCTACTGAGCATTTAGAGTGGGTCGGGAAATACGCAGCAGAAAAGAAACCAGAAGTTATTGTCCATCTCGGAGATCACTGGGACATGCCGAGCCTTTCCATTTACGATGTCGGTAAGAAAGCATTCGAGGGACGGACATATAACAACGATATCATTGCAGGTAACTTAGCGATGGATAAATTAATGAAACCTATTGTCAATGAAATCAATAGGTTAAAGAGAAACAGAAAGAAAACATGGAACCCTAAGTTAATTTTCTTAATAGGTAATCATGAGCAACGAATAGAGAGAGCTATAGAGTCTGATAGAAAACTAGAAGGCTTGATAGGTTATAACGACTTTAACCTAAAAAAGTACGGCTGGGATATACAAGACTTTCTAGACGTAAAAATAATAAATAACATTGCATACAGTCACTACTTTACATCGGGCGTTATGGGTAGACCGGTTAGTAATCCTGGTTTATTATTACAGAAGAAGCACATGAGTTGTATTATGGGACACGTTCAAGACCGAGCTATATCATTTAGTAAACGGGCAGACGGTTCTAGTATTACAGGAATCTTTGCTGGTATCTGTTACCAACATGACGAGGACTACTTAACTCCGCAGACAAACGGTAGCTGGTCAGGAGTTTGGATGTTGAACGAGGTAAACAACGGTAGCTTTGATGAGATGCCAATCAGTTTAAATTATCTAAGGAAGAAATATGCAAGTAGAAAAAGTACTAGATGAAAGAGCGCAGACTTACGGGCAGTATCATATGGTCAGTAAGATCAGCCAAGAACTAAAACAAGTCATGAAGTATTCACCTAACTACGCTACCATGCCTGACTACATGAAGGAATCTCTCGACCTGATTGCAAACAAGTTAGCTAGAATACTTAATGGTGATCCGTTATATGATGACTCATGGAGAGATATCTCTGGGTACTGCACTTTAGTACTGATGGAGATAGAAGATATGGAGAATCATTGTGAACCTGACGCTTGTTGAATTAAAAGAAAAGCTAATGCAGTTTGATGAGCTTGACTTGATTGAGCTTCTGGACTTGACTTCGGAAGATATACTTGATCGTTTTGAAGATGTTGTTGAAGATAAATATGAAATGTTACGAAAGGAAATTTAGTGGATTTTTACCAAGAATATATTGCTAAGAGTAGGTACTGTAGGTTTGTGCAGGACGAAGGACGTAGAGAGAACTGGTTTGAGACAGTCGATAGATATATGGACTTCATGAAGAACCATCTGGAGACTAAGCATAATCATGTGATCCCGATGGAGACAGACTCAGAGTTGCGTGAAGCTATCAAGAACCTAGAGGTTGTACCTTCTATGCGTTCTATCATGTCAGCAGGTAAAGCGTTAGACAGGGACAACACAGCAGGATACAACTGTAGCTATCTACCTGTTGATGATCCCAAAGCATTCGATGAGGCTATGTACATCCTACTGTGTGGCACTGGTGTAGGCTTCAGTGTTGAGCATAAGTACGTTGATAAGCTACCTGAGATACCTGAGAAGTTATTTAAGTCAGACACGACTATCGTTGTTGCTGATAGTAAAGAAGGTTGGGCTAAAGCATTACGTCAGGTCATAGCACTACTGTACTCTGGTGAGATACCTAAGTGGGACTTACGAAAGGTTAGACCAGCAGGTGCTAGACTCAAGACCTTTGGTGGTAGAGCTAGTGGACCAGCACCACTGAATGAGTTGATTGAGTTTGTCATTAAGAAGTTTCAAGGTGCAGTAGGACGTAAGCTCAACACACTAGAGTGTCACGACATCATGTGTAAGGTAGCTGAGGTTGTAGTAGTGGGTGGTGTTAGACGTTCAGCTATGATCTCACTGTCTGATTTAGAGGATGACAAGATGAGACACGCTAAGGTAGGACAGTGGTGGGAAGCTAATCCTCAACGTGCATTGGCTAACAACTCTGCTGTGTACGCTACCAAGCCTGATGTTGGTCAGTTCCTTAACGAGTGGACTAGCTTATATCACAGTCATAGTGGTGAGCGTGGTATCTTTAATCGTGAGGCTGCTGTAGCTACTGCTAAGAAGAATGGACGTAGAGATACAGACTTCGAGTTTGGTACTAACCCATGCTCAGAGATTATTCTTAGACCTTATCAGTTCTGTAACTTGTCTGAGGTTGTAGTTAGAGATACAGATACCAAGCAAGACTTAGAACGTAAGGTTAGACTAGCTACTATCTTAGGTACGTATCAGTCAACGCTGACTCACTTCCCGTATCTTCGTAAGGTATGGCAGAAGAACACTGAGGCTGAGAGACTACTCGGTGTGTCACTGACTGGTATCCTGGACAACAAACTCATGGGAGAAACCAGTGAACAAACTAAAGCAATGCTTGAGGGACTCAGAGATGTTTCGGTTGCTACAAACTTACAGCTATCCACTGAGCTTGATATCCCTGTATCTGCTGCCATCACTTGTATTAAGCCTTCTGGCACTGTTAGTCAGCTTGTTGACTCTGCCAGTGGCATTCATACGAGACACAGTAAATACTATATCCGCAGGGTACGAGGCGATAAGAAAGATCCTCTATCCACGTTCATGACTGAGCAAGGTATACCGTCTGAGGACTGTGTGCTACGACCAGAGTCTACTACTGTCTTTAGCTTTCCTAAGAAGTCACCAGACAATGCACTACTGCGTGATGACTTGACAGCAATACAACACTTAGACTTATGGTTGATGTATCAGAAGCACTGGTGTGAGCATAAGCCTTCAGTCACTATCTCTGTTGAGGAGCATGAGTGGGTTGAAGTAGGCTCATGGATTTGGAAGAACTTCGATGATGTTAGTGGTGTTAGCTTCTTGCCCTACGATGGTGGGACATACAAGCAAGCACCCTACGAAGAGTGCAGTGAGGAGGAGTATAAAGAACTGTTGCACAAGATGCCTAAGAGTATTGAGTGGGACAGTCTCATCGAGGTTGATGACAATGTGGAGGGAGTACAGACACTAGCTTGTACAGCAGGAGTGTGTGAGATTTAATCCTTCTTACTATTAATGAGATCAAACAGGGCGCGTACTTTCTCTTCTAACACAGAGATGCGCGCCCCAATTTCTGCCTTCCAGGTTATTGCTAAGAACACTACGAACAGTAGCCCTGAGATGATCTCCCAGAAATTGATGATGAACTGTTCCATTACAGTGAATTTTCTATTGCATTAATTTGTGTTTGTGCTGATGCTGGAGGAGTAGTTGTACCATACAGAGTGTCCATCCATCCTTTTACCCTATTCATTACTCCCACGTCTATCAAACTTGTTTCATAATCTGGATCACTAGGATCTAATGGAGTTACTGATTGATCGACTGTGCCATCAGGTCTAACGTATCCATTAGCAATTCTCCACTCAATTCTAGCTTGTCTGTTTCTGTATTCGTCACTGTCCCATGTTTCATCAATAGCAGCGTTTTTATTTGCTTGAGTAGGGTCAGCAATATAGTCACTATATAATTGAGGCCAGTTTTGAGGAGCTGCAGACGGACCCATGTCTCCTCTATAGTAGGCACTTAACAAACCTTTTTGTAATTCTTCAGATGCATTATCAAACTCTGGCATAAAAGATTTTAGCTCTTCTATCTTAGCGTCCATTGCTTCTCTAGGAGTCATAGAAGTATACGCATCAACCTGACCTACACCCACTGTTACTTTATCACCAGGTAATTGATACCAATTAGGAGAATAACCTTCTAACTCTACTATGTGTTTATGCAATTCATTTAAAGTTTCGTTAGGAAAAGTTTGTTCAATCAGGTCATAAGCATTTTGCCCAGTGTATAGATTCTGCGCTTGACTAGGAAGATTACTTGGTGCTGTAGAACTCCAAGGAAAACTAGGAGTATTAACTATCTGTGCTTGGCTTGTAGGAACTGCTTGCGGTTGTTGTGCTACTGGTTGAGAGACAGGCGTAGTCGCTTGTACAGGTTGTGTCATTGGACCAGCAAAGGATTCAAACTCTTGTCGTGAATAAGGAACAAAGATATCCTGACCTGCTCTAATTTGATTAGGGTCTTCTATCATATTGTAAGCAGCTAACTGTTCTGGAGTGTATCCAGTTCCTTTAGATATTTGAAACAAAGTATTTCCAGGTTGTACTGTTATCTTTGGCATCGTTACTCCGTTAGTCCACAATATAGTCAGGGTTAGTGTAAGGATTAATACCTTTTTTCTTATACTCATTATTTATGAAGTCAGTATATTCTTTACTGCTTTTATCTTGAATCAATTCACCAAGAACCATTTTTCTAATATCACTGCGTATTGAACTTACTGCGTCTTTAATTGCTTTAGCTTGTAGACTATCAGGTAACAACATAAAACCTTCTGAAGAAGCCATATAGTTTAGAGCCTGATTAGTATATTCACCCATTAACTGGGACATTCTAGAGTATTGCTCGTTGTTTAATGTGATACCAAACAAGTTACTAGAGGGTGGTGCTATCTTTAATTCTGGATTGTCAAATAGTTTCTGTAATTTAGTTCTATTTACTTCTTCAAACTTAAAACCGGAAGTAATTTCTGCTGAACTTCCTAACGATACAGGCTCACCTGTAATCGGACTGACTCTATCAGGAAGATCGCTACGCAAACCTGGTAGTCTAGCTTTCATGTTGTTTAAAATCCAAGTAGGTAAATACTCGTCTTTAGTTTGTTTACGAACAGGGTCCTCAAGTCTTGCAATCATGTTAAATAAGTTAGGCGTTAAACCATTAGACGCACCTATAACCATACCATTTAATTTATTTAAACCTTCTTCTGAAGTAACTGCGTTCATAAACTCACCTAGTTGAACAGTAAAAGTTTTATCTAAGAACGAACTTTTAACTACTTCGGCAACAGACGCTATAGTCTGCATGCTTGCTGCTTCATTACCTTCTAATCTTTGCTGTTCTGCTTTTTCTTTTCCGTTAGCAAATATAGCAAACACAGTATGTAACGGTTCTATACCTGAGTAGCTTACCCAACGATCTCCGATCTTTACAGAGTTAGGAGGTATTCCTTGCTCTTGCATCCTAGCTCTGAGTGCTGGGTTAGCAGGGTAGTCACCTGTTAGTTGACCGTCTTGTATCATTGAATATGTCCAGCCAGTAAAACCTAAACCTAACAACTGTTGACCCATGAAATCATTTTTTAATTGCTGTTTTGATTTAATCTCTCCAGTTGTTTCAGCTATTTGTTTTTCTAATCTAGCTATGGTGACATCGTTTTTAGCTGTGTTTAGTTTAGATATTAGCGATTGCTTTTTAACAACTAATCTTTTAATGTCTTTAGCAGCTTGTCTCATTCTAAGAACACCTAAACCTGGAACAAAACCAGCACCAAACTTAGCTACGTTTAAAGGTGTAATAATGAACGGAGTAATAAAAGCTAATTCAGGCAGTTTCTCCGAAGAAAATTTAAAGTAATTAGAAGCAGCTTTATCAATTAAACTGTCTCCTAGTTTACTTCTGAACGTACCGTAAAGAGAAAACTCCTCGATTAACTTTGCAGCCTCTGGGTCAATCTTTGCTACAGCATCAAACAATCGTTCTTCTTGTAGATCTCTTTTACCACCCCGTGCCTTACTAGTTACAGCAGTTTCTAAAGTATCCACTAGCTCGTCTCTAGTCATTCCTAAACGTGTTAATACTTCTTCATCAGGAGCGTTCTTTAACCTGTTCATCATAACCTGATACTGCGCTCTTTCAAAGAACGTAGCAAACCCTTCGTCAATCCCTCTCTGTAAACTTTGAGGAAACGTAACGACAGTGTTTAAACCTTTATCAAAAGTAGACAACTCTTTCGATGGGTCTTGCCCTGGAAATCTTAAATAAAAATCTACTTCCTTAGAAGTCCTACCGTCAAAGACAATAGTTCTATTTTGATATCCACCAATAAATCTAGGAAATACTTCAGCAAATGCTTTGGTATAACCAACAAGAATATCCCCAGCTTCTTTCATTCGTTTAGCATCAAGTGTTGCAAGACCAGAAGCAAAACGAGTAATAGGTGCTTCGATAACTCTAGCTAAGTTACCCATAAAGTTTTTAAAGGTAGTAGACGGAGCAGACAAAAAGTTATTTCTAACTAATGTAGCAGCACTCTGTCTTAAATCAGGTCTGTCAGCTAGGTCTACTAAAGATTTAGTCATGTCAGCTACGACTTGAGCTTTGTCTACGTCAGGATTACCAAAAGTACCGCGAAGCCCGTCAGCTACTTCTTTTAGTAACATTCTACATCTAGGGTTTACTTTCATTAACAAGCTCCATTTTCAAACAGACGCATAATATCTCCGCCTTCTGCGATAATTTTATTAATTCTTTTTTGATCTCGTAATGCCCTAGACAAAGCATTTTTGTCTCCCATCAAAGCACTTCCTAAAGTTATCGTAGGTGTAAGTTTATTCCAAAGATAAGCTACAGTTGCATCATTACCGTTATCTAAAGCGTTATCTAACTGGTCAATAATACCTATGGTTTCGTCCATCCGTCCTGCAAAGTGTGTAGCAACAAGTTCTCTCTGCCCTTCAGATAACAAATCTCCTTTAGAATATTTAGCAGCTATAATCTGTGCTGCTCTCCGTCCGTTTTCTAATTGATCTGGAGATAACTCTTCTGCTATTCTTTTAGCTTCTGCTTGTGCAGCTTTTTCGTTTTCTGTTATAGGTTGACCTATTCTAGAAACTTTACCTACTTGCTCTGGACTAAGCATCTTGGACATAAGATCAGCTACACGTTTATCAGGTATTTCTGACATACGACCTAATAATTTAGCAGCGTCTTTTGAATCTAAAGCAGACAACGCTTTAATTTGATCCGCTGTTAAATTAGGACTAATGTCTTCTGGAAGAAACCTAGAAAATTTATCAAGATAACAACGCTTACTCATGACCAACACCCATCCATATCACCTCGTTTAGCTGACGCAATGAAAGCATCTAAATTACCGTTCCTATTGGCAGCAAAATCTCTAATATTAGTTGACGTAAACTTAGTACCTTTTTCTAGTTTTAAATTATCCATCAATCTTTGATAACCTTGAGCAGTAGATATAGCGTCTACTTCTTTTATTCCTGGAAATATCTGACTCATCTTAGCAACAAACTGTTTAAACCCTTCATCAATTCGTACTTTAGGTTTACCATCTAATTCACCTAAAGACTTACTATAATTATAAACGTACCTTGACTCATCGTCCATGTGTTTAAACACTGGGTTAACAATGTTGTCTAAAGTTGCAGACATAGGTACTGACGTTTCAGGTGCTAATTTTCCTTCTGTTACTGCGCTTTTATTTATTTTACTTAAAACCTCAAAAGATATTTCGTCAATAATTTTTTCAGCTTGCTGTTCGTTAATGCCAAACGTATTCTTAACATAATCTAAATACTCTTGTTTATTTACACTGTTCTTTTTAACTGCAACAGCAGCTTTATCAATATCAGAACCAAATATTAATTTTGAACCATTATGAACAACAGGTTCATCAAATAACTTAGATGATAATTTTGGAGATTCGTCTATGTTTTTGGCGTTTATAGTTACTTGTTCTACTGACGATACAGTAGGTCTAGGAAGTCTAGTTGCATTAGGTTTCCAAGTAGTAGGTATTGTAAAAACAGAATCAGAGTCTACGTCTGCTGTTTTTAATTTCTCACCTACTTCTTTAATTATTCGTCTACCTTCTGCTCTTGCCCCTGCTTCATTTAACCCTGTATTCTGCATGACAAACTCTAAATACTTGTCATCAGCTTTAGATCGGTTACCTGTTTCTTTTCCAATAATATAAAGAGCTTTATCTAAATCAGACTCGAACGTAGGGACTAAATTTTTGTATCTTGGTTTTGCGTTTTTTAAATAACTTGGAAGAGTTGGAGGAATAAAAGGAGCTTCTCCGTCTAGTCCTTTTAATGTTATATAACCTTCTTTAAAAGCCTGTTCTTGAGTTAACCTAGCTTGCGTACCATCAGGTAAAATAAGATTTATTCTTTCTTGTGGTTTATATGCTGTTACGTCTATAGAAAGAAGAGAAGACGTTTCTTGACCAAAAGTAGCTTCTGGAGTTACGCCAACACCTGAAGGACTCATAGGTCCAACTAAAGGTTTAGGAGGTCCAACTGCACTAGGAGTAGTTGCAGCAGCAGTTAAACTTTTTTGAGCTTCGTCTGTAAGAGTTTTTTCTACTTCTTGAGAAGATTTACCTGCAATTTTATTGACTAAACCTGTAACACCTGCGCCAAATAAACCTAAAGTACCTGCGCCTACAGCAGCATTTCGTAATCGGCTATCTTCATACTCATCGTAGGTAGGCTCAATAAAACCTAACGCACCTCCTAGCGCACTGTATCTAGCACCTGCGCTTAAAGCTGTTTTAACTTTACCTACACCTATAGCGTTAATAGGATCTAAAATACTACCACCAATATAAGATGCCCAAGAAGCTCCTGGATTAGTTTCAAACATTGCTCTTGATTGTCTTTCAGCATCTTGATCTGATTGAGGATCTAAACCAAACATTCTAGCCACACCCCTAATACTAGAACTTAATCCTCTTTCTGCCTGTCTAAACACAACATCACTTGTATCGTAAGCTGTGTCAGTAATAATTCTTAAACCTTCTTCAGAAACTTTTGAATAATCACCAGTTCTAGACGCTTCTCTAACAGCTTCTTGATCGCTTTTAGATAGGTTTGATATATCTACGACTGCCATTAATAAAACTCCGTTGGACTATTAGGAAGTAATCTTCTAATAGATTTTCCTAATTCTTTAGTCATTTTTACAACTCCTCTTTTAACATCGTTGTAAAGAGAACCATAGGCTTCAGGGTCCAGTTTTGCTAAAGCCTCTAAATAATCAATGTAATCTTCTTCAGTAGGTTCAGAATCACCTCTAAAGATATCTATTAACATAGGATCACGATTACCAGACCTAGTGCTTTTCTGACCAAACGCTAAATTTTCTGGGTTCGGACCAAATTCCGAAGTACCTGGCAACCTTACTGCATCCATTAGCTCAGGACTATATTCCGGTCCACCAGAAGGTGTGAGAGTTCTGTAGTCTCTTTCTGTTGACGGTATAACTGAAGGAACAAAAGACTGATCTAAGTTTGCTATGTTTCTCATATCGTCTTTAAACAAACCACCAGTATCAGCTAAGTCTGGTCTAAATTCAAAAGTACCTTGCTGTTGATTTCTACGGGTAAAAGAAGGATCTAAATCTTTTGCTCCTGGTCTAAACTCAAATTTATTAGGATCAATATAATTAAAATCGCTATCATCCCTAGTAACAAACTCTTCTCTAGCAGATTCAGAATCAGGAGATAACTCGACTAAATTATCTCTTGGTTGTATAGTAAACAAAGCTCCTGGACCTTGATCTGCTCCTGATTGTGAGATAACCGCACCCACAGTTTGAGGATCTTTAATAAGATCAGTTTCTCCTTCCCGTAACCTTTCTTCTCTTTCTGCTTCGGCTTTTGCTATTTTCCTATCAGTTTCTGCTTTCGCAGCATCAGTGTCTATACTAACTTGAGAAGTTTCTGAACTATCTCCTCGACTAATATCTGTTTCAACATAGTTATCTCTAGGCGATACATCTAAACCTGCTCGGTAGTCTCGTCCTCTTTGTATAGCAGTTTTCCTTTGTGGGTTAAAAGCTAAATCTGTATCAAAAAATACGTCCCTGCCTATTACTTCTACTGGATTAAGCGGGTTACCTTGCATATCGTAGAAGTTACCTGCTTTATCCTCTTTAACAAAGTTACCTTCAATATCAACATAATTATTTGAAGTTGCAGGACCATACTGACTTTCTTGTAAAGCAAGTTCACGAGCTTGTGTGCTTAGTACACTTGAACGATCATAAAGACGAACAGCTTCGTTAGTGTAACCTTCAGCTTGTAACTTATCAGCTACCCTTTTAAGTGCTACAGGGTCATTTAAATCACCGCCTTCTTCGACAAGAATCTGATTGATACGGTTGTACTTTTTAATAAGAGGATCTTCTATCTGCTCTCCGAACATACCACCAGCAGTTCTTAAAGTTTCTCCTACGTCCACTCCAGCCCTAGCTGCCCAAGCAAAAGGACCAAGACCCTGACCAGCACCTTGTAGCCTAGCTAAGTATTTTTGTCTTGCTGCGTCCTCTTCTTCTTTCTTTCTAGCAAAAACAATTTCTTCTGCTGAAGGACCAAATAACGATGCGACCGTTGCCATATCTATTCCTTATTAGTTTGGATTTAATACACCTGGAGCAGAAATTCCTCTACCATAATCAATACCACCACCAATACCACCACCAGGTCTAAAAATATTACCAAAGAAGTCACCTAACATTCCTGCTCCCTGTTTAGCTCCTTCTTGTACAGTAGGACTTTCCATCAATCCGCGCATAATGTTATAACGTGCTGCTTCACCTGCTTGACTTGCTTGTAGCTGTCCTAACGCTCCTTGTGCGCCTAAACCAGCAGCAAACTGACCGCCACCCATTGCAGCTTGACCTAATGTAGATCCAAGTTGTAGTGGTTGCTGTGCAGCAGTTTCTAAATCACGTTGTGTCTGGAACTGAGCTTGGAACGGAGCTAACGCACCCGCTTGAGTCTGGTAGCCTGACGTAAGAACACCAGCACCTTGACCTAATAAACCTGCACCAAAACCTAACTGCTGTTGTGAAGCCTGTTCAGCTTGTGCAGCTAACTGTAAATCTCTACGTCTACGGGACTCAGCCAGTGCCTGTAGTTCTGGTTGTCCACCAGCACCAACACTCAGCCCTCCTCGACCACGACCAAACACACTAGAAGCTAAACGCTGTTCTTCTTCAACATCATAAGGACGCAATACATCCATCTGTTGCTGCATATAACGCTGTCTAAGCTGTTCAGGGGTTTGAGCAAGATAGCTTTCACCTAAGTTTAATAGACCACCTCCTGCTCGTTCAAACTGTGGTTGCATAGCAGCAGCACGTTCAGCTTGTCCAAGACTAGTTTCCATTAAAGAACCTAGTTGTTGTTGTCTAGCTAGTACTTCAGGCGAAGCGTCATACGAAGCGGATTTAAGTTGTCCAGTAGTGGGGTCTACTTCAAACTTAGATTCTCCAAAAAGAGTTTTTACACCGACAGGTTTGAACATACCCATCTGTCCGTAACGATTTAATTGCCCAGCATATTGTCCACCAGCTCTGTTAACAGCACCAGATATTTGATTACCAGCAATAGCCCCGCCAACAGCAGAACCTATAGCTCCACCAATAGGACCGCCTAACGCTGTTCCTATAGCGGGTGCTGCTGCTCCAACTAGACTTTTAAATAACCCCATTTCTTTATCCTCTTTAAATTAAGCTGTACGTTTCCACATATAAACTACGATGTACGGTTGTAAGTTTTTACCTGTTGCTGACTCACCTGCGCTGGCTATTGTTGTTGTGGTTTCAGTAGTTATGTTTGCAGTTGCTGATCCAGACTGAACACCGCTTCCTGACAACAAAGCATCTCCACCAGTACCAGAAGCACCTAATCCTCTAGCAACACTGTGTGTATGTCCAGAGTCTGTAGACGTTGAGTTTGAACTAGCTGCGTGAGTATGCGTAGGTATAATTGCATCTTTAGTACCACCTGTTTCTTCTACAGTGTTAAAGTCTGAGTCAGCAGCGTTTAAACCTACTGGTACTTTACCTGCTCCAAATGCTGCCCAAGTACCAAAACCTAACAAGGTAGCAGGATTAGTTGATACCGCAGCGTTCATGTAAATAGAACCAACTGGATACGCACCAGCTAAACCAGCTTGAACAAATGCTGTTGTGGCTATTTGTGTGCTAGATGTTCCAAAAGCTGCTGTAGGTGCTGAAGGTGTACCAGTAAACGTAGGACCATTTAGATCAGCCTTAGATGTTACAGCAGACGCAATAGCTGTATACTCTGCATCTATCTCTGATCCTTTAATAATCTTACCTGCGTCACCACTGCTTAATCCGTCTTTTAATGTAAAGTTAGTTGCTTTTGTATAATCAGACATAATAATCCCTAAACTGTTTTACCTGCTTTAACATAAATATCTATCTTTTGTATTGACAATGGACTTTGATTTATATCTGCTTCAAACCCTAATTGCATAATAGAACCTGAACCACCTAAGTTACTGTTCACTTCTTCAAGAACTAAACCACTAGAAAACTCTGCAATAGCGTACTCACCAATGTTGTACTCATAAACAGAACCAGTTCGTAGTTGCTTAGTTATTGATCGATATGAGTTAATGTAATCAAATCCATACTTTAATGCTACGTCTTGACCGACACCACCTACCACTACAAAGTTACCTTTCTTTAAGAACTTCATAGTTGTTGGACTACCTAAGTCAAAGTAGTTAGTGTAGTAACGCAGTCTGTACTTTACTGTGTCATCTAAGAACCCAAAGTATTTACCTAAGTAACCTTCTTTACCTAGAAGAAGATCGCCTGTATAAGTGACATGTAAGGCGGTGGGTTCAATGCTATCCCAGATAGTAACCCTTGCTGCACCATTCTGTAGTCTACCTCGCAGATCAAAACAAAATACATACTTAGATGTTGGTAGTGTTAAAATATAAAAAGCATCTTTAGGGTAGTAAGTTGCTTTAATCTTTTCTTTATTAGATTCTGATTCTACATACGCAACTAAGTCATCTCTAACATTAAATGATATGTCATTAATCGGTGCTGACTTTTCCTGAATAACACGAGCAATACTTCTTACACCTGTGTCAGACAAGAACATAACATCCGTACCTGTATTGACAATACTGTCTCTAGCAATACATCCTACGTTAGCTACTAAGTCTACTAACTCTAATTGAGTAACATCAATAGGATTAGCGTAAACAGCAATGTTTCTTTTACCAAATATAATTAAGAAACCGTTGTGTGCTGCTAGTCCTACTATCTCGTCTCCGTTAGGAAACACATCAATCAATGACAAGTAACCTGAGTCACCTGTTGCAAGATTAGTACCATCTAGTAATGCACTGAAGTATAGTGTTTGTTTATCGTTAGCAATGTCTGCCCACCAAGTCCTACCGTATGCACCTATAACTACATTAGGCTTAAAATCACTAACAGAAGCGTAGGTGGTAGGTACTGAGCCAGCATCGCTAAGTAAGTTAAAACCATAAGCACCTGTGTGTGCATGACTAGCTCCTAGTTTGTGATAGACTAACGGTAAGTGTCCTGCTTGTGCTAAGTAAGCATGAGGACTTACATCCGGTCCTTCACCGAACACAATACTAGCACCCATCCAGTCGTTACCTGTGATACTGTATGCTGTTGTACCTGTCCCTGCTGCATTAGATACTGTAGTATTAACTGCTGTTACTAATGTACTTGCTCCACTAGCTCTGGTAAGTATTTTATTATTACCAGCACATAGCGTTACATCTGTCTCAGGTATGTTATAAATAAACTCGATATCATTAGTGCCTAGATCAGAGTTAGTAGAACTGTTTACTTTCTGCCAACCTCGTCTAGCACCTATACGACCAAACTTATCTATAACACAGTTGTATGCTTCTAGTGCATAGCCTGATGCAAGATCAACACTGCTCTCTTGTGTATTAATACCAAGAAAGCCTGGTGCTGATATTGTTGATGATTGTAATCGACCAGCCATTAGACTTGATGCCAGACATATTCGTCACTGTATCTACCATTCTCAATAGCTATGTGATCCGCTAATGACAAATCAGCTAATGCAGTAGCTTCTTGTGCAGCTAGTCCACCGTCTTCACCTCGTTCTGCTACAGCCATTGCATAAGCATATTTAAGTACAGGCTCTGAAGGAACTTTAAGTACATCTGCTCCTGCGCTTAGTGATGCCTGTGGTTTAAATATGTTAAAAAATACATTGTAAACCCCATCAGGAATAGGAAAGATATCTACTTGCGTGTCTCCGTTAGTATCTACACCGTTAAAGTTATAGTAGTACGGAGAACCTTTTTGTGGTGTCTGATTAAGAAACAAGTTATTCATCTGACTAAAAGGCATATACTCTAAGAAAAAATTGTCCTCACTATTAATAACATCAATGACTTTAAAGCGTTGTCCTGACCCTGTCATAACATAGTTAAACAAATCATCAGCAGTAGTAACCGTCAACGTTTCAGACAAAGCATTCCACTGATACGAATCTTCTACTGTTCTTTTAGCATCGTTAACAAACTTACTAATTAACTTAGAGTACGGAGTATCTGTTGTAGCAGTTACCTCGTCTTCTCTCAGTCTTATTAGTACGTCATTAACTAAATCTAAGTAGTTCATTATCTAAACCTTTTGGTTTTCTTTGCTATAGCTTTAGGCTGCTTAACAAACTGTTTACCTTTTTTATTACCTTTAGCTTTAGCTCTGTTAGTTGCTGCTTTTTCAGAAGGAGATAAACTATCCCAAGCTGCTTTAGGTAAATATCTTTTCTTACCTTTACTAGGAGAACCATCAGAAGTTTTCCATTCTTGCTTAGTCCACTTCTTTAGGCTTTTCTGTGACTTCTTCAGAGGCATTACTTATAACCTCCTCCCTTAGCTTTGTATTGCTTTGCTAACATCTGGGCTTTACGAGCAGACCACTGACCAGGATTACCTCCTTTACTGCCAGCTTTAATCTGCTCGAATAACCTCTTCCTCATTGTAGGCTTAGTATAATTACCAGCCTGATTTACCTTAGACTTTGCCTTAGGCATTACTTCTTTTTCTTTACTGGTTTCTTTTTCTTCATTGGCTTCATTTTTTTACCGTATCCGTATCCTGGCATATCTATCTCCTATGAGTGAAATTGTGTTGCTAATGCTGGTTTTAATTCCATAGTTACTATGTAAGTAATCGTGCTTGATGTACCGCTATTCTTAACACGAATTACATCGTTCTCTTTTAAATCTATCTGTAAGTCTTTTAACAACAAATACTCACCATTAGTTGCTTGTAATGTTTTAGCATGAGCTAGTGGATACTCTGTTGTTGTGTGACTGTCATACCAGTACAAGTCTGCGTCCTCATTACCAGCAGTAGCTAAGATATAAATCATATGTATCTCAGCAGTGTTCTTTGCTGGAACAGTATACATATCAACCTTTGCGCTATCGTTTGTTCTTGTTTTTACGGCTGTTACGCTTCTTGCCATGAATTATTCTTTCTATTGAGTTGACAAACCCTGCCCAGATCTCTTGTGGGCTAGGAAGTAACCACCCTAATACCAACAACAATAAGTACCACATTGGTACATTAGTATTATTCTGCACTAGGCTATCTACTTTAGATGTGTTAATGCTGCTGTCATTTTCCTTCTGACTAACATTAACATTCTCACCTTCGATCTTGGTGTTGTCTTGTTGACCTACTACCTGCTGTGTATTCTCTTTACCTACCTGAGCATTAGCATTGACATTAGTACCAGATTTACCTGGCATTATAGCTTTAGCAATACCTAAAGCGGTGCATCCTTGTAAAAGAAATATACCACATATTGACAATAAAGTCAAGTACTTTTTAGTCATCTATTAAGGATAAGGTCTACTAGCCACCCAAAGGAAGCACCTAGTATTAACAGCAGTACACCAGCACCTTTCCATTTAGTTACTAGCTCAGTCATTCCTTGAACGTCTATACGCAACTGTTCCATCTGACGCTGTAAAGATTCTACCTGTGCTTCTAGCCTACCTATCTGTTGGTTTAAATCTTCCATTACCATTTCACCTTATTAGCCCAGTATGCTGCTGACATCTTACCTTTAGATATATTACTAGCGTGTCTTGCTTTAAATGATTTACGCCTGGCTTTTTCTTTTGATGATGAAGGTGATTTACCTGCGCCTGATACACCCTGCTGACCAAACCTTATAGTCTTAACCTTGTCACCCTCTTTAGCCACAACAACATGAGACTTCTTAGGATGGTTAGGTGTACGTTTAGGTTTGTTAAACCCTGATACACCTGCTCTTTCTAGTCTACTGTCCTTCTTCACTCTTAGCCTCCAGTAACTTTACTCTAACGTGTAAGTCTGCGAATCTTTGAAATATCTCTTCTTTTAACTCATGTCTTGCAAAAGCATTACCAGGACTAGGAATAATCTGTCCTTGTGGATCTACTAACATCATCATGTTAGCTTGCAACAATTGTATCTCACCTCTTAACTCATTGACGTTACTAATAACCCACCACATTGCAGCAAGCATTACTGGTATGATTCCAGCAAGTAACGTAGCTAAGTCAAAGTTTTTCATTAGTCTGTTGGATCAGGCGTGTTGCCTTCTGCTAACCACTTTTGATATTCCTGCCAATCTGTATTAGCTTCATCATCAGGAATGATTGCACCGTCTGATGTACGAATAATTCCTGCCATAGTTTCATCAGTAATTAAATTTTTCTCTCTTATCTTGTACATTTATAACTCCGCATCTGCTGTTAATTTAGCTACATAATAAAAACCATTACTAGTAGCGTTAGCAGTTGGATTCAAGTGAAATCTTTTTTTGTCAAAATAATTGACAGATACACTACCGACAGCGTTTAAACTACCAAGAGTTAAAACTACCGTGGGTGTTGTCCTCATCTCAACAACCCATGTATCAAAAACACCTGGACCATAGTTACCGTTTACAAAATATCCTGCAAAGAAATCTAATCCGCTATCTATTGGTTGTTGATAGTACCTTTGACACAATCCCAACTCTATCCCGTATGGTCTATGCTCAAACTCAGTAGCTGACTCACCAACCTCTAGCTGGACTCCTGTGATGTACATTGTGCAGTTTGTATCAACACTCCAAAGCATACTAAACGACAAATCTCCAGCAGCAACTGTATCTGCGTTAGTAAAAGTATGGGTAAATCTTTGCCAAGTTGTTGTAAGAGAATCAGATGTTGTTACTGTTTGTGTAGTACCACCACCAAGTGCTGAAGCTGCATATCTATATTGAAAAGTGCCGTTAGCAGTACCTGTGTTTATTTTTGCGTAATATGAAACTGTTAATGTTCCATCTAATCTACCTGCTTTCCCATCAGCAGGAAGTTCAACTGCGTGTCTAAAATCTTGTCCTGAAGCAGTTCTTGTAAAAGACATTGAATACTCTAATCCTGTGTTTGCAGGAGCATCAGAAGATTGTGCTAAAGTTACAGATGTACCGTTAGCATTTACAATAAACCTATCAACAGAAAGATAACCAGTGCTTGATGTTGACCCACTTGTCCCACGCTGTGCAATCTGCATCGCACCGTTGATAACTAAGTTCTTACCTACTACGTTATTAGCATTAGGCGTGACTCCATTGATGCTTGTTGTGTTACCAGCATTGGCATCAGTAATTGCATTGACTGCGATTGTACTCATAATTAACCTTTTGGATACTTGTCTTTAACTGCTTGAATCTGTGCAGCCATGTCATCAGGAAACACACCAGCGTGATACAGTGCGTCTAGCTGATCGCCTATTGCTGGATACTCAGATGCTCTACTAAACTTGTATGCGTCAGGATCAACCCAAGCATTAACTGCATCCATGTCGATGGTAACTAAGTTACCGTTAGCGTCCATTGCACCTGCACTATCATCAACAGATACAACATTAGAATATAGTGCGTAAATAGCTTTATGGTTCATCCTGCTATCTCCATAAGAGTAATTGTGGATATTGTTCTTCCATAATGTGCGGAATTACCTTCAGCTTGACCTCGATTTAAGAAAAAAGGAAAACTAGCTCCATAATGAGTCATTGCTTGTATTTTATAAGTAAGCTGCGAAGTAGATGAAGGAGAATCTAAAAAACTAGCGTTAGGATGCCAAAGTACAAAACCGTAAGTATCAGAAAATACTTGACTAGTAGTTCTTATTATTGCACCGCTAGCATCACCAATTCCAATATCTGTTGAATTTCTGACTATTTTCCAAGAAGAACTATATCCACCACCCGGACCAGAAACATTTAAGTTATAAGAAACAAGTATTTTGTTATTAGCAGATGCTGGTGTAATGTTTGCAGACATACCTGTTACGTCTACAAAACTTGTAGAGCCAGAGCTAAACGTGTCTGTCTTAACAGTTTGCACAACTTGCAACACATTACCAGCACGATCAAGACGATCTAAAGTCCCACCAGCATCAGGTAACGTCAGAGTTCTATCAGTGTTGCTATTAGGGGCAGCAATGGTAAAGTCACCTGTCCCACTAGCGTTTCCTTGAATTACAACTTTACTCATGGTTTAGGATTCTCCGTTTTAACAGTATCGATAGCATCCTTCCAAGTAGTCGTACCGTTAACACTATCCCAGTATTGCATATCGAGTTGTTCTTGGATTGATGGATAAACTCTATCTATCTTATATTGCTCTGGATCAACCCATGCGTTAACTGCATCCATGTCGATAGTAACCGAGTTACCGTTAGCATCTTTTGCTCCAGCAGTATCATCGACAGATACAACATTAGAATAAAGTGCGTAAATAGCTTTATGATTCATCCTGCAATCTCCATAGCAATAAGTGAACTAGCTGCTCTCGATTCATAACCAGTAGTGTCTCTATCTGCGTGTGTTCTGTTTACATAATTAGTTTGAACGGAATTACCTGCTAATTGAATTTTATAAGTAGTAGCACTTGTTGTAGATGGTGAGTCTAAATACATAACAGGTGTGGCTACAACACTGTATTGCCCTTCAGCAGAATCGTAGGGAAATTGTGCAGTTATTCGCGGTCTGTTACTTGCTGAGTCTCCTATATTAATAGCAGTACTATCTCTAACTAATCTTATATAAGTAAAACCTGTATGCGATCCTAACAGTATTTGACCAGTAACAAGTATTTTACTTGATGTAGATGAGGGCGTAATTGAAAGACTTAAACCCGTAACATCTAAAAAAGTAGTCCCGTAATAACTAAACGTATCTGATTTATGTACAGATACAACTTGTAACGGAGTTCCTGGCGGCATCCCAGCATCATCTTGTACTAAACTTACGCCTGTTGTTCCATGTAGTTCTAGTGCCATTTAAATAATCACCAACCTTCCTCCAGTGGGTACAGTAACCGCCACACCAGAATTAATTGTAATTGGACCTGTACTCATTGCGTTAGTGTTTGAAGTTAGTGTGTAGTTAGTAGTGACTGTTTGTCCGTTCTCATAGAATACTTGGTCAGAACCTCCACCTGTAGCCCCACCACCTCCACCAATAGCACCCCATGCAGAACCATCGTAGCCCTCAAAGGAAGTATCAGTTGTGTTAAATCGTAAGTTACCTGCGCTGGGTGATCCGTTTCTCTGTGCTGTAGTACCTGATGGCATAACAGCAGAGCCTGTAGCAGATGTCTTAGATACTGTTGTAGCAGGTTGAGAAGCACTGTCTGCTAATGCTCCTTGTGCAGCAGTAGCGTAGTCTGCTGAATCAAATGCTTTGACTTGTGCTAGGTTAGTAACCTCGCTGTCCATTAATGCACCAGCAGCAGTAACATTAGCTGTATCTGTTACATCAGCACTGGCTTCAATACCATCTAACTTAGTGTGATCTGCGTCTGTAAATGCATTAGTGTCTGCGTTACTTTCGTATGCTGTTTTAATCTCTGCAGCACTTTGGTCTGCAGTAGCAGATGCTTCAATACCGTCTAACTTAGTATGGTCAGCATCAGTGAATGCGTTAGTGTCTGAGTTACTTTCGTATGCAGTCTTTATCTCAGCAGCAGTTTGATCTGCTGTAGCACTGGCTTCTATACCAGCTAGTTTAGTTTTTTCAGCAGTAGTATAAGATGCAGTAGTACCTGCAAGAACAGATGAGAATGCTTGTACGTCAGAGCCGATAGCAACACCAAGATTAGTTCTTGATGTGCTTGCACTAGCTACGTCAGATAAGTTATTAGACGCTAGTAAACCAGTACCGCCTGTAGCAATAGACTGCCACGCAGACCCTGTGTAGGTCTGCATAATATTAGTTGTCGTATTAAAATATAACGCACCAGCTAAAAGTGCGTCACCGTCATTATCAGTAGACGGGTCAGATGACTTAGCACCTAAGTACCTATCATCAAAGTCATCATAAGAAGCTGCAGCAGCAGTAGCAGAACTAGCAGCAGATGTGGCAGAACTAGCAGCACTTGTAGCAGAACTAGCAGATGCTGTTGCTGAAGATGCAGAAGCTGTAGCAGACGTTGATGCAGAAGTGGCAGAGGACGCAGCAGCAGTAGCAGATGCAGCAGCTTCAGTAGCCTTTGTAGACGCTACACTAGCTTGATTAGCAGCGTCTGTTGTGGCATCTCCTGGTCCTCCTGCTCCTCTAAATATAGCCATTATACGCCCTTACTTAGTTGCAATGTACA